GTTTTATGGGGTAAAAACTTGACTGTTAAATGTTGTTGTCATTTGTGTTGATTGAGGAAGTCCTGTAACATTACAGCACGAACACCCTGATTTACTTGAACTCACGATCTGTACTTTATCTAATGAAACCACATAACATGGAATTCCAGGATGCGTTTGTCTATTAACTTGAACTATTATTGACCCTGTTATAACGTCATTGCCTGATATTGTGATAGGTTGATAATTAGTTGTGGTTGCTGTAGTATATTCTAATACCCCTGGACCACAACTTAAAGCGGGTACAGGTGATGGTGTGAATGTTGAAACAGTATTTATTAAAGTTAATGGGGAACCATTTTTCAAAATTAAAGTGGTAGTAGTTCTTGATCCCTTTGTTGGGCTATTCGTTACTTTAAAGTCATTAACATGCGCTAAATTGAATGTTATTTGTGTTCCTGCAGGTAAAGTTGTTACTGGTTGTGACTGTGAATTCAATACTTGTATTGTGAAATCCAGTCTTTGTACTTCAGAATTAGGTGTAGCAGATATCTGCGTAATATTTGATGTAATAGCAAGTGTATATATCGTTTGGGTAGGAGCTGGAGGTATAGTTACGGTTTGGGTAAGTGTAGTCAGTGTTGAGTCTTGTACCCAAATATTATAAGACCCACTAACTAAATTATTAAAAATTGGTGAAGTTTGTGTTGATGTCCCATTATTAATTGAATATAAAACGGGTTGTATGGCATTTATAGTATTTATCGTAATTGACCCTGAGTTTGGTTGCGCACTACAAAGTGGGGCTGATATAGTAGGATTTGATAGTGTCATAGTCGGGGCAACACAAGGGCCATTTGTAACTGTATATTGAGCCCCTGCATTATAACCCACAACAGTATATGTTCCTAACGGTGATAAAGGATTTAGGTTATATATAAAATTACCAGCAAAAGTATTAAAATTAATTTGCCAAGATGGTTGTGGTGTAAGTGACCATTGTAATGTAAACGTATCTGAAGACCACGTAAATTTACCGTTAACAATGTTTTGAGTAGGATATAAAGGGTATTGGGTTGTAGTTTGAGTAGAAGGACCGCCTCCAATCTGACCCACAGATTCAATTGATGTCAAACATAATGTTTGTGTATTGACTGGAATAGGAGTCGGAGTTGGTGTTAAAGTAGGTGTTGGCGTAGGAGTTAATGGTGGTAATGAACATATAGTAGTTGCTGTAAAATCAGGGCCGCTATTTGGCCAATCAAAATCTGTAACAGTTATCGTATAATTTTGACCACGAACCGCATTGGATAAAGTAGAGCCCAAATAACCGTTTGACCAAGAAATTTTATAAGGGGGGGTTCCCCCCGATACATTAATTGTAATACTTGAGTTATTTATGTTGGGATTACAACTTATTTCCAAAGGTAATATTGTAACAATATCACATTCATTTGTTGCTGTTACTCTAATACAAGGATAGGTTTGATTACAATTCGAGCAATCTGAATACATTGTTAGTGTCGCTTGTGATGAAGAATATATCGCCGAATTAGGTAAAAGTTCAAAATTTTCGATTATTTCAGTACACCCTGAAAAAGAGTTTGGTATCTGTACATAAAAATAATCTCCAATAGGAAGTGACATAAAATTTACGATTGTAAATGTTATATTAGGATCACAACATGATTTAAAATATACTTGCATTAAATATTTTTATTTATAAGTATTTTATTTTTTATTATTTAACAAGAATTAATTTCTGTACAATCAGAACAAGTTTTCATTTCAGGAAACGGATATAATAATGATAAGTTCGTATTTGTTGTAAAATCCCAATCTGACTGATGATATGTTTGATCAGGAGTTTGAAAATTACTAATTACCACTGTACATCCCGTATATCCTGTACCTGTTCCTATACCTGATGGGGGTATATTCACATACCAAGAAACATTAGGTTGAAAATATGTCGATTGAAATAATTGATCAAAAGTGAATGTATAGTTACTACAACAAGCACTAAAATATGTTGGAGCAACTATATCAAAACATTCTTGACAATTACCAAAATCTTCAATTATTGTTATATCTTCAGAAGTTTGATTTGTAAATTGATACCCCGAATACTGCCAACATTTATTGTAACCTAAAAGGATAACTGATTTCCCAATCTCAAGATCTACTTCATTTTCTGTATAGATACAATTTGAAAAATCGCTACAATCGCAAAATGTATGAAGTACGTTGCCAAAATAAGAACATATAACATTTTCCTCTTTTTCACATCCTGAGTTAATACCAACTATTTTTACATTAACTGCAGGTGCTCCGCTAAAAAAATCAGGTAACGGAAAAACATCAATAGGAGGTACTGTATTTGTAATTGTCTTTACAAATTGACAGTTGTTACCTAAAAAGTCACAAACATATATTTCATAAGGTGGCGTATATCCTGTTATTGATGATAAAATTATATTTTTCATGGCGGACAACTAACACAATTTATATCATATACTATTTTTAACTGAGTTGTTACATTTTGATTTGCTAAACCATAATCAACCTCATCACAATCTGTATTGAGTGTAATTGTATTATTTTGGTCATCAACTATAACGTCGCCAATTCCTGTTGTACCGCTTAATAATGCTGTTATAGTATTTGTCCAAGCTGAAAGATTAGGATAACTACTTAACGTTGTTGCTGTAAAAAAAGATTGACTGTAACCTGTTCCAGCAACATTTGTAACTGCTGAAAATATAGCACTTGTCAATAAACAATCTGTACATCCTGATGTTAAGTCTAAATATCCTTCAATTAACATTTTTTCCATTGTTCTTTCAGTTAAATTACCTGTTGATGAAATAACTGAGTCACATATATTAAAAAGCACTGTATCACTTTGATTGTATGTTCCACCTAAAGTAATTAATCTTTCAGTTATACATCCCGCTGCATCTTGTACAATTAAAGAATAGGTTCCCGCCGATAAATTTTGTACAGTAGTTCCCGTTTGTCCATTTACGTTAGGTGACCACGTTAATGTAAAAGGCGGAGTACCATTTACTATATTTGCAAATATTTGGCCATTTGATCCGTTTGTTGAATTGGTAGGATAAAGGTAAAAATCAACCGATGGACTTTGGTTTACAGTAAAGTATATGTTTTGTTCACACAATGCCTGGTCTTCAACAGTACCTATATAGGACCCTGCCGCTAAATTATTAAACGTATATGAAGAGGTTCCTGTATTTGTAGCAACTTGATTATTATTCCCATTAATATCTATGATAGAAAATGTATATAGTCCTGTCTGACCTGTTGAAGCGGTTATTAAAACTGAACCATTATTTTCATTACAAGACGTGCCAGTAACCGAATAACTTACTGTGAATGGAGATTGTGATGTTAAGGTATATAGTCTAGAGAAAGTACATACACCATCACTTATTGTTAATAAATAATTATTAGGGGGTAATCCTGTAAAGATATTACTAGTAGTTGAGATATTCTCTGTCGTTATTGTAGAAGATGATAATGTATATGTATAAGACTTACTTTGATCTCCTATTAGGCTAATTGAAATTTGTCCGTTTGAATTACCACATTTAGGATTTGTTATATTAACTGATCCTATTGAAAAACTATTTGGTTGATTAAGTTGTACCGTTGTTGTGTCTTGACACAATGCCGAATCAGTAACTATTATTTCGTAATTTCCACCTGGTAATCCTGAAAAAGTATATGTTTGTGAATAAGATATATCAATAAAAGACCTTGAGGGTATATAATATCTATAAGGAGGTGTTCCGTTACTTACAATTATCGTGATTTGACCGTTTTCATCAAAACAAGTTGGTGGGGTCGGTTCGACCACATTTATCACAACAGGCGGTATTTCGTCAATTGACGCCGACTGTGTTAACTCACACCCTTGTGAGTCGGTTACTGTTACACTATAAAGTCCAGATGTAAGACCTGTAATAGACGTACCGCTAGTTATTTGTCCTGTACCGATTAAATAATTTGAATTAACTTGAGTCCACTGATATGTATAAGGTGCTACACCTGTAAGACCTGTAATATATATTTTTCCAACACCTGACGCAACATTACCACAATCTGCATCATTAACAACATAAAGACCATAATTAATAGATGTTGAACTTAAAACAATAGCAGTTTCACTATTTCCAGTACATCCACCACCATTATCGGTATTTACATAATAAATACCAGGTTCTAAATTGTTAAAAACATAAAATGTGGTATTAGTAAATGCGGTTTCTATTGGTATTCCATCTTTATATAAAACTATAGTTGCTGTATTATTAATATTCTGAGTAGTGGCCGTTAATATTCCATTATTTAATCCGCAAGTTGTAGAAACAACCCCATCAATATTGACACATGAACTACCTGAAGATACTGTTATATTTATAGTTTCTCTATTGTTCTCAGGAGAACAACTATCATTTATCTCAAAAACATAAGTCCCTGCTAATAAGTTAGAATATGTTATAGACCCATTAAGAATATTTGGTTCTACTGGTGGACCACCACCTAAATTAGGAGACCAAGGATTTGGTTCGTACCAAGTAATACTCATAGGTTCTGCTGAAGTTTCTAAAAAAAGCGTAAAACCTCCAGAACCGTTATTCTCACAGTCACCTGTTACTGTAAATTGTGTAAAATTATATATACAAGCCATTTATTTTAATCTAAAATACCAGCATTTACCGAAATGCAACTTAATGTGAAATTAATACCAACGTTTATTTTAAACTCTGAATTTAAATTTAATCCATCACAAGTAACAGTAAATATAGTTACTTCATTTTCAGATACTATATAATCTAAACCATAATTTATTAATGTATCTAACTGAGTTTGAAGTGCTGTTAACCACTGAATTTGAGTTGGGAAACTTATTCCTTCTAAAGACAATCCGGCCCCATCAAAGAATTTATAATTAATAATTGTTGATCCGCCCAAACTTATATTTACATACCATTGAGTAACTAAAGTATTAGGGTTACAATTTGGATTTTGTATAGAATTACTAACAACTTGACTTAATATTCCGCCAAAATTACTACCCAAAGATGGGTTAGAAATCCAAGGATATAAATCACATGTTGTAGAAGCTTCAGTACAATCATTTAAAATAATAGGACCTGTTAATGTACAAGGAACGCAAGGAACAGGTATTAATTGACAACCACGCTGCCTTCTCCAAACAAACTTTTGTCTATGAAATATAGAATTTTCAAATCTAACACCTGTATTCCAAATTGTAGTTGCTGGAACCATTTGCTCAACCAATCTAATCCAATAATCTCCCAGCCCTTGTACATAATCTATCATTTTTTGATAAGTTACAACAGCATCTGGCAATCCTGATATGGTGTTTGATTGGAGATATTTCCAAAAAATAGATGATAGACTAGGATATCCCCCTGTTTTTCCATCTGTAATAAACTGTCTATCTCTAACGTTTATCATATTTTGCCAGAAGGTCTGCGCAAACTCAAAGAAAGTTTTATCCGAAGGATTTGGATCAAAAAGTGTTTTATCTAAAATCGTTGGATTAAGGTAAGTTGGGCAGTAACAATTTCCTCCTACCGTATATCCTGTTGATGGTATTGGATAATTAAAGTTTGATGACAAATACCAAACCTCGTAGGCAAATACTTGGCCTGGATTTAAATACAAATCAACATTTTTTACATTTAATATAAGTTTTTCATTATCAACAAAATAAAAAGAATTATTTCCATCAGAATTTCTTCTTAATCCCGTTTGATTATCAACCCAACTTTTTTTATTATCCTGAGTTTTTGTAAGCGAAAACCCTAAATCCGTATATGGAAAATCTCTAAACCTATCTAAATATTTTTGACCATAAGTGAATCCTTCCAAATATGTTTGATAATTCGGATTTTGACCTGTAAATGAACTTGTTGTCGGATTAAAGAGTTCGTTCGCCCTATGTTGTGGCGTTTGTTCAAACCAACCAGCTCCCATTTGAAAAAAGAAATCGTCAGTATCTTCAGGGGCTTTTGGATAACCTTGGTCGTCAACAGGAAAATCGTCTCTTCCTAAACTTACATCCTCAGTTATTGTTTGAATTGTAAAACCTGTAAATTGCCTTCCAAATATTTTAAAAGTATTTCCTGGTTCTAAAACGGGCAATTCTGTTGCAAATGTTCCACCTGAGATAAAAGAAAATTCATCATTAAATTGATTCATATTAATTCTTTGATCTGCGATGTAGATATGTTCATTAAAATCCACTAACGCATCAGGCGCCCCAATTAATCTTAGCAGGTTTTGAATTGATGATCTTGTCCCTTTTGATTTGAAAAGATATGCCGAATTTAAAATTAAATTTCTATAATATTGGTAACTTAACTCATCAGGTGTTGATGAAATTGGTTGACCAGGAAATTGGCTCGGTGTGTTATTATTAAACAAAGTATCCAAAAGACCTTCATTTGTGATCGGAGATATATTTTGTGTCCAACCTAATGTTTGAGATAAGTTTTTTAATAACTGAGAAGGTATATCATTTTTAACCGTATAATTTACAGAATTCATATAGGCCAATGCTTCAATAAATTTTTTAACTTGGTCAAAACTTCTTCCGTATATTTCAAGTAACTTCGTAATTTTTTGATCATCTGTATCAAAATCTTTAAAAGCACCTGTTGTCAAAAATCTTACAATAAGCCTTGTTCTAAATTCATCAAAACTAGCAGAGATATCATTTAATTTTGTTAGGTAACTTGTAAACCTTGATGTTATAATATCTAAATTCCAATTACCAAAGAAAGGCCATGTTACATAATCTTTTGTTATATATGCAGTTCCATCATCAGCTTCTCTTACTACGGTAAATTCTGCGGTATATTGTGGATTTGTTTTTCTATTTAATAAAAACTTTTCTACCTCGTCAAAATCTTGAGTAAATATAGTTTCAGTTGTAACCGGATTTGGTCTGATAACCAAATAATCATTTGTTGATGACAAGCCAGAAAATGGATTTCCTTTAACAGTAATTCTTAAAATACCATTTGTCAAACTTGTAGTTGGTGTGATAAACACCAAAGGATAATTTTGATCATTAAGATATAAACTATATTTGGATAAATTTGTCACCATATCCCTAATTGGTGACACTTCTATTTCTGATAATTTTAAATTTCTTGCAGCATTTATTGTAAAATCAATATTAAATGGGTTTTGAATATTTGCGGCGTCTAGTTCAAAGTAAGTTTCGTTATTTTGAGAGTTATATACAATATTTGTAGCGGTTGATGCGGTTGTATAATTCGCACCATAAAAAGAAACTTCTAATGCCGCAGGAAAATAATTAATTATCTTAGTTATTGAAACTGACATTCGTTTAACTAATGAACCGTACTGCGAAAAAGTGGTTACATTACTTAAATCAAAATTAGGATAGACCTTGAAATTTTTCTCTACGATTGCTTTTGATTCCTCAACTGATTTTATACCTAAAGTATCTAATGTTATAGGATCTGAAAATGTACCAATAATAAATTCCCTATTTGACTTTTCGCTTACAGAAGTTGTAAATTCGAAATTACCTTGAGTCAAACCTCCTCCATTAACAACTTGAAAACCTACCAAATTGTCTGAAAATGTGTTATCCGCAGTTGCTTGTTGTGGAGGACAGGTATATTTTTTAGCCATTATTGAGTAATATTTGTAAAGTTTTTACTATAGTCTATATTATTACCTCTATCTTGTCTAACCTCATATAGAAGCTCGTTGAAATCATTTCTAATCTCATAAAGGTTATATTGTCTGTAAATATTATTATCTTTGTCGTAGATAGTGTAAATTCCATCATCCATAGATTTTGTTTGGTTCCCGTAAAGAGCTAATGAAAGGGTTGAGAAATCATCTTCAACAATTTCTACCTCTAAGGTAATTGGATTAAAATATGTATTTGTTATAATAACATTTTGATTTGGCTGACCTATAAATGGTGTTGCGTTTGGTTTGTTTGTTGGAGATGATGAAGGTGTTAATGTACAAAAAATCAAATTGGTTGGGCTATCGACATATCTATACCTGATCGCCTTTTGGGAACTGTTTGTTAAATTCTCCGTTACTGGTTCGCAGAAAAACGATGAAGTAATAATCCTAAAAAAGTTTGGTATTTTGGATCCATCATCGTTTAGATATTCTACTCTAAAACCCACAAGACCTTGTGCAACAAACTTATTTCTAAATTGAGACGGTATTTGTTCTAAGTTAAAAATAAGTCCTCTAACATTTGGAAATGCAGATAAAACACCGCAATCATTTATGTTAGTTCTTATTTGTGCGGGTCTAATATAAACTGTATATATGCCTAATGCGTTAAATTGATTTGCCGGTAATTTCAAATTATATAAACCACCTAATATTTCAATATCAGGGTTTCCTCCTGTTTCCGTATTATTAAAATATGGCGTTAATACTTCTTGCGAATTTAAAGTTGTTAATGTGAAATTTGCGGTGTCATCTCTAGTTGGTGTATAATTTACTATAATTTCAACATCAACTGGCGAAACGTCCGCCGGTCTTATTGTTCCATAACTTCCTGTTGCCATAGTTTTTTTTAATATAAATAGTTAATTTTATGTTTTTACCACGTTAAAAAATTTATAACCATACGACGATAAACCTCCAATTGTTGACACCTCGTTTAATCTTCTAACTTTTTCAAATGCGGAAACTTTACCTCTCTCTATATAAACATTAGAGAAAATTTGAGGCTCACTTATAACATTCATAAGTGTCTCCTCCTTAGTTAATCCACTTGATACTAACCATTCTGAGGTAAAACCTGATGACTTTGTAACAAATACTGTGGTTCCATCGTTAAAATCATAATAATCCACACCATTTATATTGTATGAAACAGATAATCCATTATTTGATGATCCATAAAAAGTTCCAATAGTACCACTTGTTCCTGTTATTTGTTGATTCAATTTATAAGAATATCCATTTATTGTTGTGGTTCCCTTATATACTGATAAATCAGTTAAACTTGATTTTGTAAAGCCTGTAACCAAAAATGGTGTTGTAGTGTAGTTTGAACTAAAATGATCGGCTAAATCAGTATTTGAATCTCCCGAAAAAATATAATCGTATGATATTGGTATTCCTGACCAACTACCACCTTGAGCAATAAAATAAGCGGTCCCATTTGGATTTGGTATTGTTGTTCCTGTAAACGGAATTGATACTTGCTTTTCTATTATTGTTAACCCGAAATTTGATAAACCTGATAAAGTAATTTTATAGTTTTTAGTAACTAACGGATATTGGTGTGATATATTATTTGGTGCAAAATTGGTTACTTGCTGAATTGGCGTTCCGTCACCCCAATTAACATAAAATGTAGAATTAGATAAAAACTTTTTATATTGTGTATCCGATGTGTTATATAAATAAATTGTGGATGAATTAAGACCAGTAACTGCAGAAAATACAAAATTTGTAATTACATCTTTTTGCAGTATTGCTCCGTCAAAAACAGAATAGTATCCGATATCAACCGTATTTTGAGTAATTAAAATTGGAATTGTTAATCCTGTCATTAAAGATGTTCCATTTGTTGATCCTGTAACAATCTGAGACATACTTAATCTAATTTTGGTCGATCCTGTTACATAATTTATAGATTCGGTAAATGATGTAAAATCACAGCACTCCTTATCTAATGTTAATGTAATACCTGTTGAAGCGGTATATATCACATTATTAACATAGCTTTTAATTGAGCTAGGTGATATTTTAATATAATATTTTTGATCTTCCATTTAACTTGGATTTATATATTCATACCAGTTTATGGGGTTTGATTCACTTCCAACGCGAATGTCAGTACCTGTTTTATAATCAAAAAATTGATAAGTGAAATCAGAATAATCCAACTTTATTTTATAATAAAAATATATTTCATCTTTAAAATTGAATTTTGAAAATGTTATCTTTGGATCGGCCTGATTTGTATTTATCATTCTAACAAATTGACCTGTTGACCCATTAAAAAATTTTGCAGAGACATAAAATGTATCAAGATTATAGAATTCCTTTGATTTTAACCAATAAATAAAATAACCCTCTTTTTGCTTTACATAATCCAATTTATATTTTGGAATACTAATATTAACTTGTGGTAAAAAAGTAGATATTAATTTTAGTTCATCTTGGCTTTGATTTGCCGGTAAAATTATTGTAAAATAGTTTTTTTGTGTTTTTTTTTGATTTGTGTCGTAAAAATCAATTTTAAAAAAAGATTTCAAAAAAGGTTTTGTTGTATAATAAATTTCTTGATTTGTAAAACCTTGTGAATTATATGTTAAACTCCAATCTGAGGTAATTGATGAAGTAACGCTAGCACCTGTAAAAAAATAAAAATTATGATTTAAAGTAGTATCAAAAGAATTGACATATTGTTTATTTTGAAATCTTGCAAGTTCAAAATCTTTTGGAACTCCTATCGCTTTTTCTACGGTATCTTCTTGAAATTTTTGAAGGTCCTGCTCTTGTCCAAATGAATCCCATTTTATTTCAATTGGGATATCAATTTGTTTATCTATAGAGGCTCTTATTATTTTATATTTATTCACACTCATCAGTTGTCGGTAATGGAACTACGTTTAGTGGTATTGATGTTGATCCCTCCGGTATTAATCTAAATATCAAGTTTCTAAATGGATAATGAACACCGTTCAAAAATGGATAATCAACCCCAACACCATCATTATCTATAAACCCATAAGGATATATATCTCTCCAAATAAAATTTTGACTTAATTGGTCATACACCGCCCAATCAGGAATGTTTGTTACACTTGCAGCGTCGCCTTCTTCAATATAAGATGAAAAACTTTTTAAAGTTATCGGGTGATGAACTTGGTAATAATATCCAAATGGATTTGTTGCATCAGATTGCCCTATTATATTGATATCAAAAACATTATCATTAAATGTAAATTTGTGATATATGTTTGAAATTACTCTCTCTTGATATTCTGAATCATTCCATTCGCAGAAATCACCATCTATTTCATCTCCTTTTACTAATGGCTTGTTATAATAAAAATTAATAGGTGGTTTTGCAGGTGGTCCAGGTTTTGAATAAGATAAAGTAGAAATACCTGCAGTAGAAAAAGGATTTACCCACCAACTATTTGGTTTTCCTGTTGATAATGTTGGTAAATTAAAATCAAAACCTTGTCTTAAAGGAAATCCATTACCACCAGGTTTAGATGTCCAACCGAAAATTCCAACCCATTGAAATGTAAAAAATAACTCGGAAATTGGTCTTTTTTGATTATCTATTAAATTTTGTAAATCAACATCGTTTGCAAAAGACAAATTATATGTTTGACTACCTTCTTTAACGGAAACTCTTGAAATGTTGTTTGGTGTTAATGCCGAAGGTTCATATTGTTTAGTCAATTTGAATGAATTGAGTTCGAATCCCGCATTTGTTAAAATTGATTCACTTTGATTTGTTAAAATTTTATGTCTTCTAACATAATATTCTGACCTTGTTGATATTGGATTATTGTCATTTAAAACCCTTTTTAAAGTTCCTTGTTTTCCGGTTGCAAATGTGTTACCAGTGTATCCTATATTTGTTATGCTGAAAACATAAAGTTCGGAATTATAAGTTCCATCTCCTAAATCTGATACTTGAAATAGATTTTGTCCATTATAATTAAAAGAAAGTTCAACAAATTCTCCAACACTTAGTCCGTGTTTACAAACCGACCTAAATGTTATATAATTTTGACCATTAGAAATTGAATTATCAATAACAAAGGGTATTCCTTGAAATGCATTCCAATTAAATGTTATGTTCTTTTTGGTGTCAATTGCTGACATTAATTTATCAACATTTTTATAACCATAACTTAGAAAAAAGTTCCAATTATATGAACTAGCACTTGTGCTTACAAAGTTTATATGTCCATTTGTATTTGGTTTTGTATATCCCACAACATCATTATCAGTCCTACTCAAATCAAACTCATTGTATAATGGATAACCTGACCAATAAACATTTGGATTACCATTAGCGCAAAACTGACGACTACTTTCTATCGCATTTACATAATATAAGTTTTCATAGAATGGTCTATAATTTGTTTCACCCACATATGTGTTTTTAAATAAAAATGTAATTTTAGTTAGCGGTCTAAATTTTTTTGATTTTTCTCTTTCTTGATTATAAACATCTATCAAATCAATATTTTGACTTCTATCGTATTCAGTAATGTTTTTTACATTTTGGTTAAAAGGTACTGTAATCTGCGAACCTAATTGCGGTGCAGACTTAAACTTTAAAGTACTTAAAACTATTTTTGTTGTATCATTTACTCCCATATTATCCTACTAATTCTTCAGTATCAATCCATTTAGTTGTAAATCTATCAAAAGCGCTAGCCCCTTGTTTCAATCCAAAATAAAAGTAAAAAGGAGCCCCTAAATTATAATCATTCGGTGTTCCAAATCCAGGTTCAGGGCTATAATTTGCTTCACCTGTGGCTGAATTTGTCACATTTGTATCCACATTATAAATCCAACCCTTATTATAATTTATAATATTTACATTATTTGGTTTATACATTTTAGTATCAGTATAGGGCGCTAATCTATCCAAACCTTGATAATTGTAAGACCATACATTTTTACTCCAGTCATTTGACTGAGTTCCAAATATATTTGTATTTGTAGGGTTAAATTTTATTTCCCATAAATAAAATGGAACAAATTGCGTTTTTAAAGGTATATAACTGTAAGCACATTTACTACCTATTTGTCCAAAAGGATCATAAACTATTCTATTTGGAGATACATAGTCTCTACTTTGCGAATCTCCTGTATAAAAAATACCAAAAACAATATCATCTCTATTACCATTATCAGGATTAATTGGAAAATATAATGATGATCTACTTACTGTATCAGCAGTACTTGGTTCGGGATAATCCTCAGGATCATAATCAGAAATACCAAATTGAGAGTTTGTGGCCACCATCTGCGCAAAATCAGCGTCAACAAATTTTTCAGGTCGTGTATTGAAAAAATTAAGGATACTAGCACCTTTTTGTGATTTAAAAAACTTAGTAAATGAAGTGTTTGCTAATCTTGATAAAACGAAAATATTTAATAAATTAGATGTGTCGCCAAATGTTGTTGAATTTAATTTATTCATTATATATCCATCCCAATTACCACTTTGAGATAAAAACTTTTGGAGTTCATCTCTAGGCCCAAGATCCATAATTGTTGTCGGATACATTAAATTTGTACCATTTCCTACCGTTTTGCCTCTTATTTTAGTACCATCTCTACCAAATTTTTTTGAAGTATCATTATAAGGGGCGCTTCTATAATAGAAATTAAATGTTTCTGGATGTAAATACACGGTATCTTTACAGAATTTATTATATGGTTGATTTGGTGGATTTTCATTGATCCCTGTGAAATACCTTGTATTTCTAAATGGAAACATATATAATGTACCATTTATCCAATTATTAACAAATAAATGAGAAAACACTTCTCTACAAGCACCAAAATTTATATTCATTCTTGCAAACCATTCATTAACTAAATCTAAATCGTTTCTTACATTTTGTTTCTGTAAAAATGGGGGTCTTACCAATGAATAGCAAGATCCTTGTATGAAATATTGAGTTCGATTATCACGTCCATCTCTACTGAATGTCACAAATTGACAAGTCCCACTAGGTTCAACAGTAACTTTATCTAATTTGGTATCACCTTTATAACATTGAATTGGTACTAATGAACCGCATGAGAATGTATTTAATAAATTAGCAATAGAATTTTGAGTTTCTCCTGATTCAGGTATTTCAGGTTCATTTACAACAAAAGGAAATGCCGGAGTTTCTAATCCTGCGTTTACAATACCACCTTCTGGTAATTCATAAATTTGAAATCTACCATTTGTCATTAAACCCATACTGTTTTGCCCAAATGTTTGCAATCCGTCAGAAGTCGGTAATCTGTCAGATCTAAAAACAATTCTTTGTGAATCATTCATTGTGAATTTATTATCATCAGGAATTAAACTACATTTTGGTTCATACTTTCTTGACCAATAAATTGGTGTTAGTTTTGCTCTTCTACAAAAGAAATCTGAAGATGAACATTGATTGAAATTAGGCCATCCAACAATCATCATAAAACCAATTCCTTCTACACACTCATTTGGTATGTAACCTGCTTCACCATTAGATGCGACTGTATTAGCACCACGTCTAGCAAAATAATTATCAATATGAATTCTTAAGCCTTTACCATTACTGTTTGAAACATAACTATAAAAATTTAGATTATTATTTATAGAATTTAATCCAGGATAATTTGGTATCTGTGATATTGGAAACGATCCAAAATCGGATTCTGATGTTGCAATATAATTATAAATTGATGTGGATTTGAATTGTTTCCATTGCAAAATAGAAGGACTAAAATGATATGATGGATGGAATAATCTCCTTCCAGCATAACTATCATTTATGATTGTGTTGTTACAAGTATTGTGTTTTGTACATCTTAATGCGTTTGATGTTGCTAAATTATTGGATAATGTTGTACCTGCAACACCAAATTCTAGATTATCATTAGGTTGTAGAGGTATATTCATCTTAAAATTACCTGTCACAGTATACCCCCAATGATTTTGGTCACCAAATATTCTGCCTAACCCTATTTTCATTGGTTGCGGTGTTGAATGCGGATCCACACCTCTCATTAAAATAGTTATATAAGTCGAATCTTTATTTTCGTAATTATCCCACGCATTGTATGAACTCCAATCAGAATCTCCTTGGACAGGTACTGATCTCATTAAAGAATAATTCTGGCTGAACGCTCCTCTTAAAGCTCTTTTGTCCAAACTATTAGAAATCATATCATCAGATGGATATGGCATATCTTTGACTAATCTTGATTCTATAACTTGAAAGTATTCTATATCTGTAGGATATCTTAAATATCTATTTTCATCTTCGCTCGATCCTGAAATTTTGTATTTTGTTATTAATCTAGCACCTGTTATTGGATGGGTATGAGATACGTTTATTTGTGTTTCACCTGTATTGATTGGCGTGCCAGTTATAGAAAAAGTATCGTAATCATTTTTTGTTTGACCCGATAAATTCAGATCGTTGAATTTGGTTGGATTCTCAAAAGTTAACAATGTTCCTTTTTGATAAACTTCTTCTGTCAGAATAACCACAACATTGTCATAATGAAATCCTCTATTTTCTAAAGATGTTGTCAATAATTGTGTTCGTTGGTAAAGATTTCCTGATTTTACAAAATCAGTATTAGTGTCAGGTGCGTTTAAATTTTCATTAAAACAAACTTTTATCTGATTTACTCCACCCCCTAAAGATCTGTTACCTAACCAATTTAAAGGAGATTCCTGAGATTGATTAATTCGGTCGGTATTAAGACCTGATCCAAAAAATTTAGCCCTTGAATTAAATAGGTTTATTCTTTCTGAAATAGGTAATGAAAACGTACCGAATGCAAATTCTGTTAAAGCGCCATTAGAGTCTGCGGTACTAAAAGTTATTGGTAAAGTTGCTCTGAAGCCAAATGATAATGTCTGATCGTTTCTTTGAGACCCCGCCCCTATTTGTTGAAAAACTTCAGTAAAATCATTACCATTAGGATCTGGATTTGAATTTAACAAGAAAGAGTCTGCGTTTATGACATCTGATAATGGACTATTATTAATAAAATTACTTTGCTCTGAAAATGAAGCAATTCCTGGTTGCGCTTGATTTACAGTATCTTTACAACTACAAATTTCGCAGTCTGGAAAACTATATAGAGGAAGATTAAAATTAGCAATATTACTTAATACTTCTTTCATATTATTTATAAACCTTCCAACTTTAACAACTTTATTAATTTTTTCCAAAACATTTATTATTATTTCTACAATTCTTGCAACAACATGTAATATTCTTACCAATATTTTAATTAGTGGCAACATAATAAACATTAATATTGTGAATAAAATAAAAATAAAATCAGTTTTATATTGTCCATCATTTGAAGGAAACTTATAATTTTCACTATCACATTCAGTGTCAGTTATAGACTTTATTGCGGAAAATCTATTTTTCAAAGTTCCTTTGGTGTATCTTGTAATTAACTGAGAAACCGTATATACTTTGTTATACGACATCTCATAAAAAGTATCTTTACAGTCAATAGCATCTTGGATCATTTGCTGTCCATTTGGAGTTATACCTGAATAACCGTAATCATTCCAGTCTAAACTGAATGCATAAGATGATTTTAATAATTGATAATCTTGGTTATTGAATGAATCATTTATTGGATCATAAGATGGTCTTGTCCATCCGTGTTCCTTAACATTAGGCACTAAAAAACTTGCTCTTTTTACAGGTGCTGATAAGTCAGGTGTTTGATTCCATTTTATCTTGAACCTATATTTCGCCTTAGTAGGAATTCCTTTTTTGGTGTCATTTGAAAATATCTGTTCTCCGAATTCATTGGTCACAATATAATCTAAATTCATTGGTACGTCCAAAAGCCAAGTTCCATTTTCATCAATAACATTACCATTATTTTCTAATTCAAGTACTTCTAAAATTGGCTTACCTGAATTGTCTTGTCTAATAGTATGTCTTATCGCTAATATTTGACCCGGTGCCGCAACCAAAGAACACATATTCCCTGCTTTAAGCCTTGGTTTGCAATTTTTTTTGATTGTGTTTCTATCACTATCAGAAAAAATTGATCCCATAAATATTGCTGTTGGTTTTATTTCAACTTGTAATTCATTTGTTAGATCAAAATCTGTTCTTGTTATTGATGATTGGCATAAATCCTGTTCGCCCCATAATGGTTCGACTATAATATCCTTTGATAATGTTATTATCTGAGGAAGAATACTTATATTTTCTGAGGTTTTAAATTTTGTACCATTAACTTGGCTATCAGTCGCAATTCCTAATCTTATTAAATCTTGCGGCGATAATGAAAATGGACCTATGTCTGACAAATCAACATTCATAACTAATGTCTGACTACCAACAGGAACGCCAAATATCATAAAGTCCCCACTGTCATTTGTAGTCACAGTGAATTTATAATACTTATCATAAATTTCAATCGCTGTAGGATTAATAAGAACATCCTCTAAATCAGGAAATGAACCTGTTGCCGCATGTCCAGGATAAGAAGGTTTATAAGGTAGTAAATTATACTTATAACCATCTTCATTTATATCATCCACAGTTTTATAAGGATATATTGCACTTATTATAGGATTTAATTCGTCCTGCTGCGTTATAGGAATAAAAATTGATAATTTTGCGTTTGGAACACCAAAACCATTATTGATTGAAACTCTTCCAACAACGACTCCATAATCAGAACATTGTCTAACATACAATTCTGATTGAGATAATTTTAAAGATAGAATTTCTAAAAATTCAAAATCTTGATCTAAATTAACATCTAATTTTTTATCAACGCCGACTTGCGTTCTTATCCTATATGATTTTGGCATTTACAACTTTTTGAATAAATAGTTTATATTCTATTTTCAAAAATAGTTGATCACACTTAAAAATAAATTAATTAACCGAAATTGACCGTTTTAAGGTTTTTAACCCTAACTGAAACGTCTTTATTTGGAAATCTAACTTGATATATTTGAACCGGCTCTGCAAATATCGTATCATCGATTAGTTGAATTTGTCTTGTTTGAGTATCGGAATATCTTTGAGAAGTTTGAGAAGACGAATATTGACCTCCAATCAAATTAAAAACATCCACTTGTGCAATTGAAATCACTCCATTTAAGTTTTGAATATTTTTCTTAATCTCTGCGACATAAACATTTTCACCCATCTCTCTATTTGATGGTGAAAAATAATTTGAAACAATATCAACAATCTGTGTTATTATTGTACCTTGATTCTGACTTGAATCTAAAACTACATATATATCAAATTTCAAATCTACAACTTGAGCGCTTTCTACAACAACATAATCATTTATCATTCTATAATTTGATAGGTAATTTGCGAGATTTGTTTTAAGTGTATTTGATATAAAATTTGTTAACTTTCCTGACGAATCATAAGA